GTATAATTTATTCCAGTTACCGACCTATCTACAAAAATATCTCTAAACATAAAATCAGACTTTCCTAATAAAAAATCTGCATGACTTTTTCCGTCAACTGGGGTCTTTATCTCTTTCCCTAAAAAATCCATAATGGTAGGCATTATATCTACAAAAGAAATAAATTCATTAAATTCTTTATTTTTTATTTCAGGATGATATAAAATAAATGGCACATTGATAACAGGTTCAAAATGCAATTCAGTGTGTTTAATTCCTGCCTTGTCTACATATCCTTTTCTAGCTGGATAAAATCCCTTTGGACATATTTCTTCACAACAAGAATAATAATCTCCATGGTCAGCTGTTACAATTACAATGGTATTATCTAATAAATTAGACTTTTCTAATTGTTTAAATATTTTATCTACTGCAACTCCAGCATCATCCACTAACTTTAAACTTCCATTCCAAACCTCATTATATTTTTTTTCTTTCAATAAATCTCTAAATTCTTCATTATATTTAATACCATATTTTCTTGGTCTCCATATATGAGATGTAATAAAAAAATCATTATTTTTATTAAATTCTATAAACTTACAAATTTTACTAACATCTATAATATCTTTTCTCAGGTCAACTCTTCCGCTTCCCTCTAATTGTAAATTATACTTTTTATATTCATCATAGGTTAATGATTCACCAAGTGGCGGTTCAGTTGTAAATAATAACATTTTGTGCGTATCTAATAAATAATCAAAAAGTGTTAATTTACTTTTATCATATGGTTCCATAGCTACTTTATGATTAGAAGGATATAATCCTGTGAAAAAAGTACCTAATGATTGATATGTTTCTGGTATTGAAATATATACATTATTAAAAACAGAACCACGATTATAAAACTTTTCAAACCCAGTAGATATTCCATCTTCTTTATTATAACATTTCAATGTCTCTTTTCGCATGGCATCAATTGTAAGCACTATGAGATTCATTAAATAATCTCCTTAATAATTTTTAAAAATTGTTCCGCTCTAGCTTTATTTGTATGATATTTTAATAAATGTTCTTTGCCTGCTTTGGCTATCGTTATTCTTTCCTCATCATGATTTAAATAATATTTTATTTTTTCTTCTAAATCACTTAAATCATTAAAATAAACACAATGTTTTTTATCTTCAAATGGATAAGGTATTATAAGCTCAGGGTCTTTAACCATAAATAATGTTTCAAAGAATGGTATCTCCCAGTATCTTACTGTATCTCTACCGTGACCTCGAATAGATATAGCTATTTTTGATTTAGCTATTTTTTCAAGATAATCATGATAGGAAAACATTTTTGGGTAATTGTTTTCTTTTACTAATCTTGGAATATCTATTGCCGTACATGTTTTTCCCAAGTCTTTATTCAATAAAAACTCTACCACATCTTTTCTAAATTGACATGTAAATCCAAAAGCTGCAAATATATCATTATTCTTAACGGCATCATCAAACTTATCGTCAATATATGGTAATGTACATGAAAATGGTAGTGGATATACTCCTTCAACTTTATGAGTTAATTCTCTTTTAAAAATCACATTTGGTTTAAATTCATTAATCAAATCACTCCTAATATTCATAGAATCTTCATGGTCGCAAAATACCAATGGAATCGGATTACCATTAAAGTGTTTTCTAATAAATCTTAATGCTCTCGTAGCATATGTTCTAGGAGAACTTAATACCATAAAATCAAATTCTGCTATTCTTTCTATGACTTCTTCTAATGTCCAAATTTGAGAGCTTCTTGCTTTTACATAACTTGCTGGAGCAGTTGAACCTCTCTTGCCACCATCAAGGACATAATGTTTGTCTTTAATGCCCAAATAACTCAATTTAGGTGGATATAATACTATGTTTTCTTCTCCTAAAAGTTCACATAGACCCGCATAAAGAAAATATTCTCCAAAATCTGCTTCTGGGTGAACAAGGAAAAGTATCTTTTTAAAATCTGACATATTATTTTATTCCTTAAACATATAATAATGGTTCTAATTGATTTTTAAATACTGCTTTTATGTTTCTTTCTTTTCTTATCATCGTATTAGCGGCTAATATTCTATTATTTGCTAATTCATAAACAATATATTTAGCTATATCGCTCCAATACGCCTCTGGATTATCATATTTAGTATTAGTATCTCCATCATAACCTGTAATAGCATTAATATTGGAAGAAAATTGAAAATATTTAGGATATGATTTGTAAATACTTCTAAATGGTGGGAAATCTTGGTTTAAAATTACAAAATTATTACAAAGCATAGCTTCCTGTGCAATTAAAGAGTATGTTTCCGACCTTGATGGCAAGATAAATACATTAGATAAAAGCATTAGGTCTCTTATCATTTCCCTTGGGCAACTTAATTCTAATGATTTATCATATTGAGAGGTAAATATAATCTCGTTATCATTTAAGCCCATCTCTACTAATTTATTAATCATTTCATTTCTATAAGTTACCTTGTCACCACCAGTAGAATGAAAATCAGCTATAATCAAACATACCTTTTTGCCCATCTTCTTCAATTGATTAAAAACATTGATAACTATGTGAGGCTGTTTGCCCCTATCTAATCTTAATGGATATGTTCCTATAACATCTGCATTAAGAATATTTTTTTCTTCAATTAATTTTTTAGTTATATCTTGAAATCCTAAATAACCACATACATCAATTGGATGATTTACGCACTTAACTTCATCTTCTTCAACATTATAATTCCTAGCTACTCTTGGGATATCATATGTATTAGGATAAATCAAAAGAGAATTAGGAAATCTTTGACATATTTTATCTCGGACTTCTTGTTTATTACACAAGACTGAATGACTAGTAGCCGAATGAATCCAATGTAACCATTTTATATTTGGAAATTCTAACGCTAATTCTCTAGATACTATATTATGAATTAAATGTGCTGGCTGATAAATAATATCATGAGTTATAACTACATTTAAATCTTTAATTACTTCCCTTAAGCTTGCTTTTAATTTTTTCTCATCTTCTTGGTAATTATCTGGCAACTTTCCTTCGTTGCTACAAAAAACAACCGGTATTTTGCGTAATTCTACTTCAGAAAATGGATAAACATTGTCATCTTTAAATGCATCTGTCACTATTACAACAGGTTTATACCCATTAGCTAAAAACATTTTTATTTGACCAGCTGCAACACCACATAAACTATAAGCCCTATCGTAACTCAAAAAAGTAGTAAAAATTCCAACTTTTTTCATTTTAGTCTCCTATCTTTTTGTTTTCTAATTTTCGTTCTATCTCTAAATCATTATCCATCATTAATCTAACTAATTTTTTAAATTTAATTTTAGGCTTCCATTTTAATTTTTTTCTTGCTTTACTATAATCACCAATAAGAAGATTAACGTCAGCAGGTCTATAAAATTTAGGGTCTATAACTACATAATCTTGCCAATTTAAACCAACATAACCAAACGCCTCTTGTAAAAATTCTTTTACACTATGTACTTCATTAGTTGCTATTATAAAATCATCAGGTTTATCTCTCTGAAGCATTAACCATTGGGCATAAACATAATCACGTGAATGTCCCCAATCTCTTTTAGATTCTATATTTCCTAACCTTAGTTCTTTTTGCTTACCTAATTTAATTTTAGCTACCGCATTAGTAATTTTGCGAGTTACAAATTCTATGCCTCTGCGGGGAGATTCATGGTTGAATAATATCCCAGAACAAGCAAATAAATTATAAGCTTCTCTATAATATTGTGCTAAATAAAAATCAGCCACTTTAGTGATTCCATAAATTGAACGTGGGTAAAAAGGTGTTTTTTCAGTTTGAGGTATTTCTTGAACCTTACCAAACATTTCACTTGATGTAGCAATATAAACTTTACATTTTGGAGCAAATGTATTTATAGCAGATAATATATGATGAGTACCATTAATATTAGTATTCATCGTGGAAAATTCATCTTCAAATGATACTTTAACAAAACTATTTGCTGCTAAATGATAACATTCATCTGGTTTTATTTCCTCTATTATTTGACAAATTCTTGGATAAGATTCCAATGTACCATGATGTAATTTTATTTTATCTTTAATATGTAATATTCTACTTAATCTTTCTTCTTGATTTTCCACAGCTACTCTTCTAATTAAACCATGCACTTTATAGTTTTTTTCTATAAGCAATTCTGCTAAATAACTTGCGTCTTGTCCAGTAATTCCAGTAATAAATGCTACCTTTTTTTTCATTATTTTATCTCCCCCAACCAATTAATTTTCTTTCTAACAGATAAATTGCTTCTCCATACTTCTTCTAATAAATATGGTTTATAATCATTTTCTCTAGCTAAATATATTAAAGCATTAATATCTTTTGGAAAACATTTTCCACCAAACCCTTTATCTCCATCAAACCCTGGAACATCCCAATGAGATTTACCTATTCTTTTATCAACAAGCAAAGATTTTATAACTTCATCATAATTTATATTTAATTTTTTACAAATATTATACATTTCATTAGCAAACATAACTTTAGTGGCTAAAAAAGCATTAGAGCAATATTTGATAAATTCTGCTGTTTTTATATCTGTTTTTATGATAGGGCATTTAAATCCAGCTTCAAGATATATTCTCTTTATTACGTTAAAAGTACCAATATTTTTAACCCCAACTATAACCCTATCAGTATGCAGGAAATCATATGTTGGATTTTTTTCTGTCAAAAATTCTGGATTAAAACTAAAATTAAATTGAGGATAAGTTTTCGCTAATAAATCAGTTGTCCCACTAACAGCTGTAGATTTAATAACTATTATGGTTCCATTTTTAGCTTTTTTTGATATTTCTTTTATAGAATTATTTATTGCAGTTAAATGTATTTCTCCAGATTTATTCATAGGAGTTGGAACGCATATAAAAATAACAGGGCATTTAGATACCTTAGTAAAAGAATCATAGCCCTTTTTATATTTGTCATATTTTATTACTTGATGATTTTTTTCAAAAACATCATTAACAGCTGAACCAACTACACCTACCCCAATGATTCCAATTTTCATTCTATCTATCCTTTTTTTTATTTTAAAATTTTATTAATCCACACCTCTGGAGCATAGTTTTTTATTTCAAACTCTTCTAAATATATTGGTTTTTGTGGACCGACTAATTTTGCCCATTCAACCAACCTATGTATCCCCTCTTTTATAGTTGTCTTATCTTTAAATCCTAATAATTTTGAACTTTTGCTTATAGAACAATAAGCATTTTTAACTTCACATGGTCTTTCTTCTACAAACATAGGCTCTAATTTTAATTTAAATTCATCAATGACCATTTGAGCCAAATCTTTAATTGTATAATGATTAAAAGAACCTATATTAACAATTTCTTTATTTATTTTTTCATTAAATCCTAATTTTATAATTGGATCTAATATATCTTCGACATAACTTGGAGCCCTTCTTTGCCCCCCATCACCAAATATTATAACTGGCTTACCTCTTAAAATAGAATTAATCCATATTGCTAATACATTTCTATATGGGTCATGTAAACTAACTCTCTCACCATATACATTATGTGGAACTACAATATTATAATCAAACTTATGTATAGAAGATAAAATCTCTAATGCCCTCTCTGCTGAACACTTAGCTATAGCATATATATCCTCTGGAGCCCTAGGCATATCTTCAGTAAATGGAAGCTTTAGTCCTCCATTTCCATATCTAGCCATAGAACTATAATATATAATGCGTGGTAATGACCCACAGTTAATAGATGCCTTAAATACGCTTAAAGAGGCATTGTAAACACTAGAAGTAATCTTCTCTGGACAAAATTGAGATAATCCTTCGTGTGGGTGTGCAGAAAGATGATGAACAACATTTGGTGAAAATGATTTAAATAATTTAGTAAGCTTATTACACTTTCTAACATCTAAATTAACAAAATTAGTTAATCCTACCACATTATCTCTTGTACCACCAGAAAAATCATCTACGCCTAATACATTGTGCCCTTCTGCTTGCAATCTATGTGCTAAATGGGAACCAATAAGTCCAGCACAACCAGTAACTACTACTTTCATTTGATTTCTCCTAACATGTGTCGGTCTTTTCTAACATGTTTTTATCTAACCATTTAATTTCAATTGATTCTAAAACATCAACATATTTTTTATGAACTTCAACTTGAGGGATATTCCAATAATCTTCACATCCCCATTTTTTTGCAAAAAGAACCCTACTATAATCCATTCTATAAACTTTTCCTACAAATGGCTCTATTTTTTCTATGGGATATTTTTGTAACATTATTCTCTTATATTCATCCATTGGTAATTTATCAATAACATCTTGGATATTCAATTCAAAATTTTTAGCAAAGGTTTGAGACCCCCAATGTTCCATAGCAGGATAAGGCATCATATATGAATAATATCCTTTTTTAGCTAACTCAAAACCAAAATCTGTTTCTTCATAAAAACTTCTAATATCTTCCCAGAACCCACCTACATCATTAAATGCCTTACGCTTAAATGCAAATGAACAACCAACTGGGGCACCCACTCTACCGGGTCTTCCATCATAGTCCAAAGAAACAGTATCTCTTGGCTCTCCAGTTAATGTATTTATTTGAATTAATGGAAAACCAACATTTGCCACCTTCTCATTGTTATCTAAAAAATAAATTAAACATTTTAGCCAATTTTTATCATATATTTTAATATCATCGTTAAATAAAACCATATACTCTGAATCAAAGTGCCTCGTAAGAGTATTCCAAGCTGCTGGAATACCTTTATTGTGGTCATGTTCTAAAAAATCAACCTTATATTTTTCACATACTTGTTTTAATTGAGAAACTTTATCTCTATCTGGAGTGCCATCATCTAATACAACTATTCCAACTTCAGATAAATCAAAATCAGTAAGTTCAAAAATAGAAGCTAATAAGCTATTTATTCTACTAAAATCATTATACGTTGGTGCTCCTATTGCTATTTTCATTTTAAATATATCTCCATATGTTTTTTTGCTATATTATCCCAAGAATTTTCAATTAAATATTTAGATGAATTATCTAAAATTCTAGTTTGCAATTCTGTATCGCTAAGTAATGAATCAATTGCTCCAGATAAATTTTCTGGACTAGTATCTTTTACTTTAGCAACCTCACCACATATTAAATCAGCAAACATAAAAGAATTGCTAGTTAAAATTGGTTTTCCAGTTCTCATTAATGTTTTAACAGCAGCAGATATTCCTCCACCAGCTGGAGTGTCTTTGTAATTTAAAACAAATAAATCAGCAACTTGTAGGCATTGGATCATCTCTTCATCATTTAAATAATCTCTCAATATTAACACATCGCCTTGCATGTTAGTTTTTTCTATCCATTGCAAAAAAGATTCATCATATTGTTTAGAGCCAAACTCATGTAATGGAGAGTATAAATAAAATAATATTTTTGGATATTTCTTTTTCATTAACTTTACTGCTAACAATAAATCATCAAATCCCTTTTGCTCTCTCAAAAAACCAAAAGAACCAATAATTGGATATCTACCTTCTATGTTTAATTTTTTCTTAATAATATCACTAGAGTTATTTTTTATTAACGGCTTAACTCCCATAGGTATAAAATTTAAATTAATATCTGGAGTAAAATTATCAAACTTATATGGAAATAAAGTATCAATAATTCTATCCTTAAACATCTTTGCATGACATAAAACTTCATTAGCACCTTTAACGACATTACGATTAAAAGATATCATTCCAGGGATTACACTGTGAATTGTTACTATAGTTTTTTTATTTTTCAAGTCATTTAATAATTGTATAAATTCATTAGAATCAAAAAATGAAAATTCATGTTGAAAATGAATTACATTAAAATCAGATTTTTCTAAAAATTCTTTCAACTTTTTAGTGTCATTATTAGGATATACTGTAACTTCATGTCCATTGCCTCTAATAGCCTCAATTAATTCTTTAGAATATTCAGCTATGCCACAATTTTTACCCCAAGAAGGAACAACCATCAATAATTTTAAATCTTTAACTTGAATATCTTTTTTTACCCATGACCTTTCTTCTGCTTCAAACAAATCATTAAAAATCTTACTAAATCTATCAGCTGTATTTCCCCATGTTAAATTATCAGCAAATAATTTGCAATTATTTTTAATATTATTACTTAAGCTCTTATCTCCTTTCCAATCATAGTACAACTCATTTAAAGATTTTACAAGTAATTCTTTAGAAATTATTGCCCTCTTTATATCAAAGCTACCATATATATAAGCACTTGGCTCTATTAGCACCCCTCTATTGTCTTCTAATAACTCCGTTGTGGCTGCATAATCAGTTGTAATTGGAATAGTTTTACAAGCCATAGCCTCTACTATTGGAAATCCAAACCCCTCTCCTATGCTTGTTAAAAGCAATACATTGGCCATATTATACATTAAATTTAATTGTTCATCGCTAACCCCAGAACCATTAATAGATTCAGCTCCTTTTGTAATCAATGTTTTATTGCTTATTTCTTTTGCTTTTATAATTTTCCACAAATTAAAACCATGAATATCATAGGGGTCTGTTATTAAAAATAACTTTACATCTTCCTTATCTTTGGAGAATTCAGCAAAAGCTTCAATTGTAGCTGGTATATTTTTTCTATCAGTATTTTGAGAAATATTTATTACTGTAAATAATTTATCAATATCCATATTCCCAATTTTATTATTTTTTAATTTTAAATCTTTAGGTTTGCCAACATGAAATGTTTCTTTATTTACACCTGGATAAATAAAATCTATATCAATCCCATAAGTATTTTTAATCTCCTTACATCCAAAATTAGAAAATGAAACTAACTTATCAGCATTTTTAATTATTGGTGTCCAAGATTTACTTAGGTTTTCACCATCAATTGTAGCCCAAACAATCCATTTGCAATTATTGGTTTCTTTGAACTCCATAATAGAACCTAAATAATTAGAAAAATCCCACATATCTCCAATAGATAAAATTATATCTGGTTTAAAATTATCTATTATTTTATATAATTGTTTATTCTCAAAATTAGATCCTTTTTGTAATGGATATATAAAATATGGATATGAATGTGGGAAAAAATTATGATGCCACCCAGCAATTGCAACATTATATTTTTCTGAAAAGATATTAGCTAGTTCTCTTGTGCATCTAGCTAATCCAGAGGCAATTATCGGTGTATCTGAAATTATTAATAAATTTTGTTTTTGTGGTGGGATTCCACTTTCGTTCGCATCTTTCATTAAACATTTTCATCCTTTTTTTTATAGTGTTCCGTCTATCTTCTCTTCTATAACACTTAAAACAGCTGGAGCTAGCTTCATCTTTTCTGCAGCAGAAAAAACTCTAGACAATGTATCATTGCTAAAATATCTTGCTTTCAATTGACTCCTTATAAAATTAACAGGTCTAGATAAGAATTTTTTTATCTCATCATCACTTAATTCTTCTAGTTTTTTATATTTAATAATTGTTCCATCGACTTGACTGACTTCAGCAATTTTTTGCTGAATTAATAATTGTTTTATTAAATCATTGTTTAGTTTAGGTACATCTTCCCCAGGACCTATTATTACGCTATCTTTCTCAGTGCCATCTTTACCTCTATAATGAAAACTAGAAATAATTTTATATTCTTTACTATTTTTACTACTCATTATTCATCTCCTGTCTGTCACGAGGGAGCCCTTTATTGAGCTCCCTCACTATCGTTTTTTTATTCAATTACATTAGTTAATACAGATGGATTAGCCCAAGTTGTACCTATGTAATAAACTACACCAGCACCTCTTTGAATAATCATTGCATTTAACCAATGAAGATAATCAGCATCTATGATAGGATACTTAGGAGTATAACTACCAGGTGTAAGAATCAATCCTCTTGCTGACGGATTTTTCTTCTGAATATATCTCAATGGTTTATCCATTTTAGAACCAGAACCAACTAAAATTAAATAATTGTCTGGCATCCATTCAGTTTCCTTCCAGTTAATACCCAACAGTCTACCCTGCCAACCGTCTATAGCTACTTCATCTATAATCTTTCCAGAAACTGGAATATTTGAAGATGCTACCCAACCAGCTAAATCTTCTACTTGTTTAACCATATCAGCATTACAAAGACCCCAAATATTAGATTTGTAGCCATGTTGCTTTATATGTTCCTTCATAGCTGTAATAACTGATAGAGCTAATGATGCACTACCAGAAGCATTATAATGTTGATGTGTTCCAAGAAAAGAATTAGAACCATAAGTAGGTGGAGCTGTCATCTTTTCAATAGCTGTAAAACTTCCATCAAAAAAACATTTTCCACTATCCTTAACTAAACAAGCATCAAGAATTACAGCCGTTTGAAGGGCTCTATCTCTTTCTATGGCTTTTGTTGCTAATCTAGAAACTTCTTCGCTAGAAGAATTTTCAGACATAAGCCAATCGTAAGTATAACCTATATCTAAACCATACTTAGATGTATCTTGTTGTCTTTTGCCCCATTCTTTCTTTTTACTTCTTGGTTTTTCAGCTTCAGCTAATTCCTGAAACTTCCATTGCCCACTAGCATCAAATTTTACATAACTTTCGTCATGATCTGAGCAAAGCAGTGCCCTAAGGTCCAAAACTTCCTCTTCATTGTAAACATCTACAATAGGAAGAACGGTACCATAGAGTATTTCATTTAAATCAATACCATCAGTGGTCGTAAGACCATGTGTTAAATCTGCCATTTCTCTATGTCACCTCCTTAAGCACCTAATTGCATATCTAAGTCAACAAAAACAATACTGCTAGATAATGCGAAACCGACTTTTTGTGTTCCGCTTGCAGCATACTTACCATCTTCTCCCAAATAAATAGAACTACCTGGGTTAAGAGTGATATAATCTACATTATCAACTACTCCCACTCTATCTAATCTAACCCTCTGTGCATATCCCGTTACCTTTGTACCAGAACCAGATACTAAAGCAAATCCATGAGCCCAATAACTATCGCTATGGTCAGCTACTCTAGCTGATAAAATACCATCTGATCCAGTATGTAAACTAATTAAGGTCCCAGGACCGCAAGATACTCCAGATTCTAGCTTTGCGCTAAAATGAGTTGTAATACTAGCATCATTCATAATCTAAAACCTCCTATGTCCTGGTTTAACTTGTTTTAACTTTAATCTTAATGCCGTGCTTTAATATAATATCTTTTCTAGCTTCAGCATCAATACCTTCTTCGTCCAGAGTCTCACCATCTGGAATCTCTTTCTTTACTCTTGTAGTTGTTAACGTTAAAACCTCGGCACTAGAAAGATTTTCACCCATAACACTTTTCTTTAAAATACCCTTAATACTTTCAACGTCTTTTTCTTCATAGTTGTCTTTCATTTGTTCCCACTGTTTTTCTACTTCAGTATCAGCTTCGACATCTTTAACCTTAGTATCTAATTCTTCATTAGATGCTTTTAGGTCAGCGAGTTCTTTTACCATACCATCTACTTCTTCTTGAGAATAAGAATCTCCAGATTTCTTTCTAGGAATTTCTGGAACGTTTTTATCTCTTATTTCTTCAAGTTCTTTTATCATTCCATCTATCTCTTCTTGAGTCCATTTTTCACCAGACTCTTTAGTTATTGCGTTATCATTTTCTAAATCTTCTTTAGCTTTTTTAGCATCCTCTAGATCTTTAACTAATCCATCAATTTCTTCTTGAGTCCATTTGTCACCAGATTCTTTAACTAAACCTAAATCTTCAGGCTTATCAGTATCTTTTAAAAATGACTCAATATCAGATAAAGTAGTCTTAATATCTTCTTCGCTATTAACAGCTATAGATTTTAAAATACCATATACGTCTTCTAACTTTTCTATTTTCATTTCAGGGATTTCACCTCCTTGTTTTATAAACTGACTTATTGCTTTACCTATATACCATGCCGTTGTTCTAGCTTTAGGATTAGCTGGTAGGGCAACTAAACTACACTCTAATAAGCTCATGCCACTTATTATATTTGCAATTTTGCCCAATTCTTTAACATATTTTTTAATTGCATCTGTTATTTGACCTCTAATACTAAATTTAGAAATGATACCCTCTTGAACCTTTTTCCAGATATCAGGCACCGTTTTCGACAATAAAATTTTAACCCAAAGTCCATTCTCTTCAGCCCTAGTCTCAACAACCTTACCTATCGGCATATTTACATCATGATTAAATAGTACCGTGTTGTTTTCCAATAGATCACTCTCTGCGTTCTTAAAAGCATCCTCCGTAATAATGTCGGATTGCAAATCAAAATCAGTCGTTCCGCAAAAACCTTCTACATACCAATTTTCTTCATTTTCATTAATTGTTTCACTTTTAATAATATCAATATCAAAATTAAAAGGTATCTTTTTCATATTTATGACTCCTTGCTCTTTCTAATAGAATTTATAAGAGCATCTTGCTTAAGCATTCTTCCTATTGCCTCTAAAATAACACTTTTATCTATTTTTTTATCTTTAAGTTTAGATATAATATGTGCTTGACGACCAAGTTCTTGTATGTGAGCACCTGAAAATTTATTAGTTTTTTCAGCAATTTCATCTAAATCAGAATCTTCTATTACACCTTTTAAATATATTTTAATGAGTTTTTTCCTTGCATCTGCATCTGGTAAATCAAATAAAACAATTTCATCAAATCTTCCCGGTCTATTTAAAAGCTCATCTGGGAATCTATCTGGATAATTAGTACATAAAATAACCATTAACCCACTATGCTTTTCAAGCCCATCTAATTGTGTTTTAAATATATCAATATTGCCTAATAAAATACTATCAACATCCTCAAAAAATAAAACACTTGGACTTAATTCTTTGGCTAATTCGAAAGCCTGATTAATAGTATATCTAGGATATCCTTCTTCAATGAAATCTTTCTCACTAATCCATATAAAAGAACCTTTTATTTTTTCAGCTAAAATATTAGCTGATAATGTTTTTCCTGTTCCTGGTGGACCAGCAAAAATAAATCCTCTTTGAGAGAAATCTTCATTCTTTATGAATTCAAAAAACTTTTCCAATTGCTCTAGTGACTCAGAAACATCATCTAATAAAACAACGTCATCCCAATCTTTTGTTGTCCTATCAATGAATTTACCGCTTAATGATATTTTTTCATTTTTAAGAAAATTGTTTTCTTCCATATGCTTTTTAACATCATTACAAAATTTAGAAACAATATTTTCATCTACAGCAAAAGCAGTAAGAATTATAACTCCACCAAATGCTGGTTCTGTATGCAACATCATTAAAGTATCATCTTTTTTAAAAAACTTATAACCATCTACTAAAAAATTACCTGATTTTTTTCTTCCAATTTCAAAACTATTATATATTGGAGATTTTTCTTTGTCTCCATCATAAGAAAAATTCTTTATAGATATTAAATCAAATTGCTTCTCTGTTTGATTTAGACTATTTAAAAATAATCCTCGCTTTGTTGATGGTACGGCCATTTCTAATGTACTAATGTTTTTAATATCAGTATTAAAAAAACTCTTCATCTCTTTAAATAAAACGTCTGGATTCCATGCTTCTTTTAGTGCAGATACTAAATCCATACTATCATTAGTTTTTTCATCTAATTCATTATCACTTTTTAAAATATGCTTTACATTATTATTATTAAATTCCTTAATTAATTTAAGATGCTCAATAAAAATATCTACTGATTTATCTTTAGCATATTCATTGTGCAATTTTTCATGTTTAAAAAATAATTCTTTTGTATCCATATTATTTACCATTTAACTTTTTTAAATTTATCAATATCTCACGATGTTCTTCTCTATTTAGCCTCGTAGACTCTTCAAATTTATTAACAATTCTATTCAAAGCTTCCGTATTGTGTGACATATGATTTGTAATGATCTTATGATAACTAATTCTTTCTTCTCTTTGATCTTTAATAATATTTTTTACCAACCAAAACATCATTGAAAAAATAGCTAAAGATAAGCAAGCTCCTAGGCCATGTTTGTTTAACATTTCTGTAATAATACTCAAATCCATATTATAGCCCTTTCATTTTGTAATTAAATAATTTTAATTACATTTATACAAGCATTCCTTTTTCTCTAACTATCCTTTTTAGGTCTTCCTTCTTGTTTACCTGGAGTTATACTAACATCCTTTTTGTCTTTACTATTATCTACTGTAGTCTGAACATAACTAACAGGAACATTGTTATCAAATAATTCCTTTTCTCCACTTCTCATGTCTCTAGCTATTCTTGAAACCTCAACATCTTTATCTAATCCGTGAGAACGCAATAGTGTTTCACTAGAAACTTTACCAATCTTTGATAAATCTCTTAAGCTTTGCTTAAATGCATCATCTTTAGTATTTAGTGGATTAAAAATATAATTAGGGATTGTAGTTATCTTACCAGGGTTTCTTTTTACTACTTCAGAACATAATTTTTCCCAAAAACGCTTAATATGTCTTTTTCTTATATTTTCTAGCATCTCTTCAAAATTTTTAACATTTATATCAGTATAATCATTTTTTCCAGTTCCTGGTGGATTTATAAAAATTCCAAAGGCTTCATACATTTCTATTGTAGTTTGAACATACTTATCAGCATTTATCAATAAAGATGTGTCTGGCATCTTTATATCAATCTTATAATAATAAGGATGAAATAATTGCATTACATTACCTCTAGTGGTAGCAGTAATCGTTTCTTTTGCCATCTCAACAGAACTTTTTTCTATTACTGTTCCACCAGCATCTTTTTTTGCAGGTCTAGGTTGATTTGGTAATATTTCTTTTCCACTAGCTGTTTTAAGTACAGTATTATCACCTATACTCCAATCAATTATATAATTTATTACTCCATCTAGTATAGAAATATCTGCTGCTTGTAATGCTCGCCTAACTACTAAATTATCAAATAACCCAACAAATGGTGGAGTAGGGTATAATCCTTGCCCAACAGATGTAGTCTTACCTCTAATCAAAGCTGTATTATCTCCAGGGCTCCAGTTGTATTTTATAGTAAAAGCTTCTCTTGAAGCATTTTTATTCTTTCCCATAACGCTAAGGCTAATAAAATTTTGCCCTAAACTTGGCATCGAATATAAAGAAACCACAGTTTCACCTAAATTACTTTCTCTAATTTTATTTTTATTTACTTTTAAGAATATCTCTTCTTCTGTAAAAATATTTATTTTTTTATCTAACGCTATTGATGTAGAATTTAATATTGTCATTTTATTTGGCAATATATAACTCTCTCCATTAATTTTAGTTTCTTCCCAAGTCCAACATAATGGAGCTAATCCACCCAATAATAAATGTTTTATTATCCAACCATTAATTTCATCTATGCCTGGCATAACATTATGGACTTCTGAATTTATATTAGCTGCCCAATGGTCCCATACTGCTTTTTCTTTTTCGTCTTGAGGATTTTTTTTTGGTTTTTTAGAAAATAAATTTCCAAGAAAACTTTTTTTATCTTTTATTGGAACTTCCCATTCAGAACCATTGGCACCGTAATCTATACATCTTTCAACTAAATATCTAAATAGTCTATCAATGCTATACATCTCCCAAGTCTTTTGTACTTGAGCATGATATCCCTCTGGTATTCTAATATCAATTGATTGCCCAGAATCAGTTCTAGTAGATTTAAAAAGTTCAGCCTTAGTGCTTTTATTAACCAACGGCCACCAACTAATTCTATTGCCGCTAGTAAAAGCAACATTACCTAAATCCATTGCAATTTTTTCTTTTGCTGCTTTTGTTTTCTTGAAACTTTTGTTTTTATTTTTTGGCATAATTAATAATCATAAAAAAAATCGAGAAAATAATCCCTCGATCTATTTAAAATAAAATTGAATAATAAATATTTTTTTTATTCATTTATATGATTTTAAACCTTCCTAAAGTTTATATACTTTATAATGCATACTTATACTAGTATAGATATAATATACTATTTAATGTAATTATAGCACATTATTCGTAATTTGTCAAGTTAATTCTCACTTTTTCTTCCTTTTCCAAAAATATTAAATTTATTTTCTTGGTATGAAGGAAATTCAAATTCATATTCACTGTCCTCATCATCAATATCTGGTCTCTCTAAAATGCCATGAGACTGCCACCAACCATAAGCAAAGCATCTAAACGCTTCTGGAATATGAACAGTAGAAGGAGTAACAATTATTGTTTTTTCTCCAGATTTCTTTTGTGATTCAGCATTAAATTCTTCTAATATTTCCTCATCATATGCTAAATTAAAATCATTGGTAGCAAACTTAGATCTCAATATTCCAGTAGTAAATTCTTTGAGCTTTTCTTTTACCTCTACTAATTCCTTCTTTCCATCTTGAGATTTTTTATATGCAATTACTTCATTTTTTTGAAACTCAACCCAAATTATTCTATTTTCATAATTTTTACCACTATACTCTTCTCTTTTTGGATTAGACAAGCTACTTGCTGGGGCTTTACCATCAGCACTAGAACAATCCATCGGAATCCAACTAGCTTTATAAAATGACGCTATATAATCAATTAATTCAGCTTGGTTATCTGGTATCATTCTTTCTGTTAGCTTAATCATAACGTCTAGATGCCATTTCCCATTCCATAAATAAAACGGCAAAATTACTGTTGGTTGTGAGTACCCAGGGTCAATTGACAACATAACTTCTACATTATTGTCTGGTAATTCAGGCAAACCTCTTAAAACTTGCACAGGAAGCATTCCTTCATAACTTTTACTAGTAATTGTTATTACTTTTAGTTGCTTATAACTATCTTTTTCGGCTCTAAAATTACTCATAATATCTGATTCATTCCACACACCCCAAGTTGGTTCTCCCCACAAAGCATCTACCTGTGATAAAAATTCATTAGAGTCTTCTCCTCCCAATGATACCGCATAATCTCTCTTTTTTTCCTGATTAAAATTGGGGTCAAGCCTTCTAGTTATATGAAATCTTTTATTCTCAAACTTTTTAGTTTTTGTATCTAATATTCTAAATGCAGTATCTATTCTCCCATCTGGAACTCCATAAAATCTATCAATGGATCCCTCTGGAGCTTGTGTGTTTTGAAACTTTAGCCAAGCTGGAGTAGGATATGTCTGGGTTTCTTCTATATATCTTATGTGTGGATGATGTCCCTGAATTGCAACACAATTGGGGTCATCTCCAACTGATATACCGGTAATAACATGCCTATTTTTTAATTTTATAGTATAAATAGGAGTTCTAGTAACAGATTCTTTTAAACTTTTCCTTGCGTCTCCTTTGAAAAATTCCCTTAAAAAATCATCACCAAGCATATAAGATATAACATCTTCTAATCTATCTTTTATATGAGTTTTTCTATATGCACTAACTAAACTTTCTTTGTTTGGATTTAAAATAGCTTTTTGAACTATAGTAACATTCATGTCTAAACTTTTTCCTATAGTTCTAGACCCAGCCCAAACCAATTCATCGCATAATGCTGGAGCATACTGATAGTACCTAGTTTTATATTTAGAATGTATCATGCTTGGCAAAAACATATCCCTAAAAACAACTGGATTTTTAAACGCAAAAGTAAAGGCTAATATTTTTTTTATATCTAATTTTTCAATCATCATTAAACTCTTTTAAAATTTCTTTTAATTTAACTTCTTCTTCATTTATTGGGATATTTAAAAACTCATCATCAGTCTCCCCTCTAGCCTTAGCAGTAAACATTATACCTTCAGGAGATGTCCTTAATATAAAAGCCATTAAGTGTAATGGAATTATTTTCTTTTTAACTAAATATGCTAATTCAGGAGAATAAATATAATATACATTTTCATCCTTTTCATTCTTTTCAGTCATAATAGCATGATGCGGTGCTCCATCTGTTTGAAGAATTGCACCACACTTATCACACCTAAAACTAAACTCTCCTATGTTCTTTTTTACAAATTCATTTGCCCTATCCATTGTTTTTTCAAAAATATCCACAATGTCAGTAACTTTTTCTCTCCTAGCTTTGGACGCATCTAAGTCAGCCAATAACTTAGAAACCCTGTCTGTAACCAAACCCATATTTTTTAAAAGAGCAACATTTTCATTAACCTTCTCAACCTTAGCATAATTACCTTGATACAATATCTTTAGTCTTCTTGAAATTGTACCCCAAAAAAGATACTCGTTAAGCATTGGGCCATCTATATATCCATCCTTTAATAGTTTCTTTTTGGTTTTATTTAAATATTCCTTAGACTTATACTTATCAAAATTTGTAGAGAATATATCATTTAAATAATTAAAATCACTTATTTTTTCTAAATCAAAATCTACCTTAGCGTTTAATTTATCGCTTTTTGATCGTGAATCTTTTTCTTCCTTTTTGATGTCATCAAGTTTACTTAATAACTCTTCATTTTTATCTGGACCCATTTCTGGAAAAATCTCTGACAAATTAACATCATTTTTTTTCATTATCTATTTCTCCATATTCATCAGGATCTATTTTAACACTAATTATATCTAATGAATGACCGCACTTATAACAAAATCTATCTGATGCGTCACATTGTGTTGAGCACTTTAAACACACTTTCTTTATAACATCAATTCCACCTCCACAATGTGGACAAAACTTAGCATCATTGGGCAATTTTCTATCACACTCTTTACATATTCTTGTGCTTTTTTCTTTTCTCATCGTTATTCCTCTGTTTGTAATTTTTCACACTTTGATGGATCTATACCGTCAGCACAAGAAACATTTTTAGTTTTAGAATCTATAAACAAAGACGCACATTTAATGGAACTACAGCTCTTATAAATATTCTTATTTTTATTCCTAGACTTAGATTTAGACTTAGTTTTACTACTTATAGCATTTATTGATAACTTTGTTTTTTTTATTTTAAAATTAGTCTTATGTCTCTTGCTTATTGTTCCCAAAAAACCCTCAAAATATATTCTTGCTAAAATATCACAATTAGAACAAAGCTTATATCCAAATCTCTCTGTGCTATCATCTTTGATTTTAGCTCCACACACACATTTGTCTTGTTTCATTTTTCAACACCATTTCCTGTTTCTTCATTTACACAATCAATATACTCTTTATGCAATTTACTTTCAGTTCTATTTTTTATTCCAAAGGCTAGGCTTAATATATCAGAACAATGTAAAATAGTTGCTAATGGCTCCATATTTCCTTTATCAGAACTCCATCCTCCATGTGCAAAAGTTAAAGCATTTAATTGCATGTCTGTTACTTCAATGCCAAACTTTACCAACATCCCCATTACTTGACCTATCGCATTTACAGATATCTTTTTTTTATTCCAAACAAACTCTTGGTCTTCTGTCCATTTACCATTTTTACCAAAATCAGGATTGTTAGAATATTTGTCCAACTTATCAAGATCATGAGCAAAGCAAACAAAGATAACATCGTCTCTAGTAAAACCTATAGCCTTATCCTTAATGTCTTCATAAATAGCTTCTCCATAATCAATAACCTCTATTGTATGGTCATATAGTCCACCTTTCCAATTATGGTGAAATTTAGTTGATGCTGGACATGACCTAAATGTATCACGTATGCTATCGTAAAGTTTTAAAGTATTTTTCTTTAATGCTGGCATTTTTATGTTACTCAATCTTTTCTGTATTTGCAACTTTATCTCCTTCTTTTTTCTTTGGAAAAATATCTTCAATGTTTATATTTAAGGCTTTAGATAAACTGCTCTTTTCTCTCTTGCTTGGAATGACTAATCCATTCTCCATTAAAGATATTCTAGATTGAGCAACGCTACTAATAAGTGAAAGTTTCCATTGCGATCTAAATCCATTTTGTTTTCTAATCTGTCTTAAAAAGTTCATATGTTTTCTCATCATGTATATATTTATTCTTCCTTACTTTCAACCGCATCAACCCCGTCAGTTTCAACAGTTTTTTCTTCCCTATGCTTTGTTATGTCCTCATCATTGCTTTCTTTAACATTTTCATCATCAGTAAGCTCTACCTTTTCTTCTTGACCGATAGCAAATCCCTTTGGAACAATCCTAGCTTCCAATGAATTAACAACATTAATAATTTCATCAATCTTATAAACCATATCTTTTATAGTAATATCTATATATTCTTCTGGCTTCACTTTGACATCATGACTAAAATAAACAGTTGAAGATTCTAATGGTATTCTGTAATAAGAATCATCTTTTTCTAAAAATTTTTTCATTTTATTTTCCTTTTTTTTGGTTAACCATTTCTTATAATGAGGAAAAAGTGAGACTAACATCACCCCACTCTTTCCTCTGGGGGAGCGTATATAAACAAAGAGTTATATCTTTGGAATTTTTTTTAAAGAACAAAAAACACACATTCTAACAGTTTCATCTAAGAACTCAAGCATAAACCCATAATTTAATTCTTTTTTATCACTCAATATTTCATTACGCATTACTTCAGACTGCTCATCATTAACCTCTAAACTAAATACGGTTAAAACAAAAGACTGGAAGAGATGCATTATTCTTTTTGACAAACTAGGCTTCTCTTTTAATAAATTCAATGCTGCCACCTTAAATAATCTTTTTTGAATAACATCAAACCTATCCATACTAATTGTATATATTTTAGCAACCATTTCTCCCTCAACCAAGGATGTTCTTGCTAATTGCTGTTCTATAGTATCATTAACTATTTTCATATGATTTATTTTCTATGTTTAGTCTCCGTCATACCGCAAATAAGAACCGTATTTTGCTCCATGTTTTAAAGTGGATAGCCTAACGGCTTACCTATATATGTTTTTGAACAAATAGTCAATTCCTATTTGCAAATATGACAGATTTTTTATTTAAATTTAAATGCCAATTTTCCTTGATTAGCTAGCCTTGTTTGTAATATATCTATTTCTGGGGCATTTGCTAATTTATTTTTCCACCAGGTGCCAGTATAAATTATTTCAAAATCATCGCCTAGTCCAGATAAATCTTCAGGTTTACTTATATATATATTGTTATCTGATTGTAGTTTGTGTGTTTTTAAAAAATCTTCATACTGAGTTATGTTACCAGCTATAATCAAGCTTTTCATTATATCCTTATTATGTTTAAGTGTATAACCTTACCATTCAAAATTGAAACCTCTCCAGCATGAGTTTTGTTTTCAATCTTTATGATAGAAAAGTTTTTATCTTCATATAATGATTTTTCAGTGTAATCTTTATTTAATAATGCTTTTAAACAGCTCTTAGCTTTTTCTGGCTTATAATCAAAAACATTATCATCCTCTTCTACTATTTTGTTTCCTTCTTTGCGAATAGCTTCATCCTTGATGCTCTTCCAAGACTCATCAATATCAAAACATTCTACCATATAAACTCCCTTAAGGTCGAATAATGATAGTCCTATTTGATTTTTAACAAATGGAGTTTTAATTAAAATATCTTCTATTTCTTTACTTAATGTTTTGATGCCTGAAACTAAATCGTCATTGTTGTTATTTGGAGCACTTGCACTAAAATTCATATCTAAATGATGGACACTAT